GGTTCTTGACATAAGCAGATCCATAGGTGCCGCCAATCGTGTAGAGCCGCACCACATCGTTGAGATTGAGCTGATACCCAATATCGACATAGTACCGCACCCAAACGTCGGTCGCATCGGTCACTGATGCGATCAGTTCCGTCCCCGTCGAACCGGATATGCCATTGAGCCGCACCTGCACGTGAATCGCGGCGTCGCTAGACTTAAGCTCGAAGGCTATCCTGGACGATGGCTTGACCGCGGACGTGACGTGCAAATGCTTCCTCTCGGTCCATAAGCCCTCGCCGCCGACGGGGACTGACGCGTCGCTGGAGAATCTCGCCGCATCGGAGACGAAGCTCCGGCTCGGGTCCCTGATGACATAGGTCTTGTTGAGCGGACTGCCAGCCGTAGGTACGAGGTCCTTCCACCGGCATGGCACGGCGACGCGCATCGTGGTGTCCTTGCGCGCTTGGAGCATTGCCGCCGCCAGCGTCGCCAGGTCCGCATCGCCGAAGTCGGGACGATTGTAGCTTGCCGCCCTCAATCCATACGCCGTCTGCGAGACCGCGTCGGATCCCGTCGCCGTGGCCGTCTCTGTATAGGTGGTGATGAGGTTCTGGAGACGCCCGGTCGCATCATCCCATTCAGGCGGCGCTCTCAGCCCTGCGCCTAGTGCCATCGTCACTCCGGAGCTTGCCGCCCCGAGCACCTCCAGCCGCAGCACGTCGCCGGCAGGCTCATGATAGATAGCATGTTGCGCCCGCCCCGAGGGTGCGTCCTGGTGCAGGCGGAGCAGCGCCTCGAGGCCGTTCATCTGGGCGACGGTGAACGTACCCAACGTGACGAGGTCGGCGGCGTCCAGGTCGTCGTCGAGCGTCAGTATGTCCGCCGCTGGCATCAGGTTCTCGCAGATGTCCTCGGTGATCTCGCTCTGGTCGTCCCCTGAATAGACCTTCGCGACGGATAGGTCGCGCACTCCAGACAGCCGGTCCTCCGCCTCGAACGACACTGAGCGCCCATCGCTCGTGACGGATGTCACCTTGCCCCGGAACTCGACGCGGGACTCGGGCGACGTGAGCACGATCGCGTCCCTATGCGCCAGAGTAAGCTCGCTGCCAGCCACGACCGGCAATGCGAGCGTAGCGGACAGCGTCGATACGCCGTTCACCTTGCGCTTGAGGCTCATCGCCCTAATGACGCTCGTTACCGTGACTCCATTGATCGCCATGCTCCAGTTGGCCATGGTCTCACTCCAGGGCCGCGGACGGGCGTTGTCTCAGCGTCAGCGTGTAGGTGATGGCCTTCTTTGCGTCCTCCTTCGATGCGGAGAACGCGAACCCGTCCACCATGACGTTGTAGGATTTGCTCGCGGGAATGTCGGTGCTCCCTGTCGCCAGTACCCACGCGGTGCGCTTGCTCTGCGCCCCGTCGCCGATCGTGGTCCCGCAGTTGATGAGCGATTCCATCGAGTCGATGAACGTCGTCAGGTTGGCCGGCGTATCGGACAGGACGCCGCTGATCGTGATGGTGCGGACGGGATTCTTGGAGTCGTAGGGCTCCGAGTATTCGCTGTTCGAGTAGGGCGCTCCATCCATCTCGATGGATGCGTTCAGGCTGCCCTGCCACGAGGTAACGAGCAGCGCTACGCTGTTGAGAGTTACTGCCATCTAAGTCCTCCTGATCTGAGCGCCTAATGCACGCTTGACGATCGCCTCGACGTGCTGGTCGAATCGGTCCATGCCGACCGAGCCGTTGACGACGATAGAGATGTTGATGCCTGCGCCAACACCACCGCGGGACAGTGGGATGACCGCCTCCGGGCCCGATTCGCCGATGAGCGCAAGCGTGGGAGACGTTACGATGCCCCCTGCAGCTAGTGCCGGGACGCCCGCGCCGCCTCCGCCGCGGGATAGCGGGATGACCGCCTCCGGGCCGGCCTCGCCTATCAAGGCGTAGGTCGGCCGGGTGACGATGCCGCCGGATGCCAGCGGCATCGCCTGACCGTTCTTGTTGATTGGCTCCCAGCCCTGGCCCTGGTTGACGTAGAGGCCACCCTGCTCATCATAGGCCTGGTTTTCGCCGTCTCTGCTCCATATCCGTCCATAGTTGGTCTGGATGGACTTGTCGTAGGTTATCCCATTCATGCCGAGCTTGAACCCCTTGCTGTCCGGTAGGACCTCGCCGGCCCGTCTGACCTGCTGCTCTCCGCCCGAGTAGGCGCCCGAGCTGCTGTTGCTGAGGAAGTAGGTGAAGGCCCCAGCTGCCAATCCTACGCCGATACCGGCGGCCACGGCGATCGCTCCGGGGGCTCCGCCACCTAGCGCGGCCTTCGCTATCGCGGCCGCTGCCGTGGCCGCGGCCAGGCCCCAGGTGATGCCAGCCAATGCTGAGTAGGCTATCTTCTCCTCCTGTGACTTGGAGGTAACGGCTGCGATCGAGAAGGCCATGCCCGCCATGGCGGCGCCCAGCCCGATGAAGGCCAACTTGTGATTCCCGATCATGTCGTTCACGCCTCCCAACGTGCCCTTCAGGCCCTCGGCCATCGGCCCGAGGTTCTTCCATGCCTTGCCTAGCCCCTCGGTCGCGGTGATGGCGGCCGGGATGATCGTCGCGCCCAGGGCGATGTAGGATTGATTGAGATCTCCTTGCTTCTGCGCCGCGGTCTCGGTCTTGAGCTGCAGGTCCGCCTGGGCAATACCTAGTTTGTCGGCCGCGTCCTGCGCCTCGGCGCTGCTAGGGCCGAACTTGGAGACCGCGTCATTGTAATTCTTCTGCGCTTGGTCGACCGCCTCCGTTGACCGCGTAACCGCGAGGTTCGCCTTGTCGATCGCGAGCTGCCCCTTCTCCAATCTGTCAAAAGAGCCATAGAGGGCGACAGCTGCGGTCGTCGCTCCGGCGATGCCTTTGACGAAGTCGATACCGAACTTGTTGCCGGACGCCTTGACCTTCTCGCCGGCTTGCTCCGCCTTCTTTCCCGTTTCGTCCAGCTTCGTGCCCATCTCATTGGCGGATTTCTTCGCGGCCTCAGTTCCGGCGGTGAACCCCGTCGCGTCCAGGGTGAGTTTGCCCTTCAGCTCCTCCAGGTCCATTATTCCACCGTCCCTTCCAGCGCCTCATTCCAGACTTTTATCATAAGCAGCATCTCCTCTTCGCTCATCTGTTTCTTTTCTTCCTTCGGTTTGTCGGTCTGCGGCATGAAGTCCTCGATCTTGAGGGCGGCTTTGCGCGGATCTCTGTGACAGTTCGCCGTCACGCAGGCAACGAGAGCAGCCCGTCTATCGAGCCGTTCCTCTTGCTCCATGAATCGGTCCCTCAACGCGCATAGCTCGGGCTGGGTGAGGCCCCAGTATTCCTCCTCGCTCATGCGTAGGTCGAACCGGCCGAAGGCCCAGGCGTCCAGCTCCGGCCCTATGGGTTTTTTACATCAGCCTCTTGAGATTGCTTCTCGACGAACTCGTTGATCTCCCTGTAGTTCGACATGTCGATGAGCTCGGCGACATCGTCCACGGTCATGCCGGGGTACTTGTGCGCGATGCCCGCCCAGATGAGGCTGACCTGCGTCTCGATGTCCTTTGGGTCGGCGCTACGCAGGTCGATGCCCGTCTGCTTCTTGAAGCGGCGCATCGCACCAAGGGAAAGGCGGAAGTCGAGGATAGGTGCGGGTATCATCTGGTTCACCCGCTCGCAAGTACCGGCTTGCCGGTTATCTTGATGGTCGCCGCGAAGCCTATCTTGCCATCGAGCGGAGCGGTCATGGACACGTTCTTGACGTAGCCGGAGAAGGTCCAGTTAGCCAGCGAGCCAGGGAACTGAATCTTGTACGTGGTCGAGACGGTCCCGGCGTGGAACAGCGCAAGTAGCGCCTCCTGCCCCGCCGGCGCTCCGGTCAGGAAGTTCGCTTCAAAGCTGAACTCCCCGCCGTCCCTGAGCCCCTGGATGAACTCCTTGTACCCATCGGCGCTGGACATGTTCGTCATGTCTATGTCGTTGGCGCTGAGGTTGGGCGGAGTAATTGCGGTCACCTCCCCGATGGTCGTGGTCCCGATCGTGAGCACCGTGCCGAACGCGGCCTTGCCTGCGCTAGCGGTCATTTTGGACCACCTACGCGGGCGCTCCGGCGGTCAGGGTCGGCATCCCCGTCAGCTTGATGGCGCAGTTGAATCCTATTTTCCCATCCAGGCTGGCGGTCGTTCCGATGCTCTTGACGTATCCGGAGAAGTCCCAGTGAGCGAGCGCGGTGGACCCAGGGAAGGTGACGATGAACGCCTGTATCGCTCCGGAGTTGAACAGCGTCATCAGCGCGACCTGGCCGTTCGTGTCGCCCACGATGTAGTTGGCCTCGATGGAGAGCTCTCCCCCGTCCTTCAAGCCCTGGATGAATTCCTTGTAGCCGTTCGCGCTCGACATGTTGGTCATGTCCACGTCGCCCGCGGTCAGTTGCGGGAGCGTGATTGACGTGACCTCTGCGATCGCGTTCGCCCCGATCTTCAATAGCGTTCCAAATGCTGCTTTTCCCGCGGTTGTCATGTTCTTAGACCCTCCGTTCTACTGAAAACTGCTGACTCCACTCTACGCGCGTGCTCGACCAGCCGACGAGCTGCGCCTCTCCCATCCTCATGATCCTGATGTATAACGTCCCGGACAGCGTCGTGTCCTGGACCTCCAGCGCCGCACGTGCCGCCGCGAGCAATGCCTCCGCTGCCGCGCTGGTCGTGCCCCTAGCGTAGACGGTGACGGTCGGGCGCTCGTAGGTCGCCACCGTTGAACCGTCCGCCATGACCTTGACCGGCGACTGACCGCTGCCCTGGACCAGCAGAATAGCCGCGTCCGGGGAATCGTTCAGGTACGTGGCGAAGACGTTGGCCGACGTGCCGACCGACTGCGCGATAAGTCTCGCCTGGATGTCGGTGAGCACGCTCATCCTAGCATCTCCTGCAGCTGCTTGTCGATGCTCTTGACCAGCCCATCCGCGAAGCCCGGAGCCGCCTTCTCGATCGGGTCGGCCATGAAGCGCCACTTGCCGTTGAGATGCGTCGCCGAGCGCCCGCCCACGCTCTTCATCGGCGGCGGGGGGATGTTGTGGACGGGGAGCGCATATCCGGCGCTGAACCCGAAGTCGATGGAGACGGCAGAGCCGTTGACGGTCGGGGCATTGACGAACTTGGAGCGTCTCAGATTGCCAGTCCTGTGCGGCGTTTGCTCCGCGGCCTCGTCCATGGGCGGGTCGATCACATCCTCCATCGCATTGCCGACCATCTGCGGCAGGCCGTCGTGGATGGATGCAAGCTGCTTGACCAGCTCATCTAGTCCGGTTATCTCCAGCGTCACACGATCACCGTCTTATGCGACGCGCCATAAGCGCCGTAGCTGGTCTGGACCTCTAGCACCGGGAGTACGCCTCCGTCCGGGAGCGTTATCCGGTCATGCAGGCCGACAGTGACGGTCGAGGCGACGAATACCTTGGCGGACGGCTTGAGCTCCTCTCCGTTCGCGCTCCTGATCATGCGCGTGTACGGCTGAACTCTCGCGGCCACTAGGACAGCGGTTCCGTAGACGTCCCTTCCTTCCGTGTTGGTCGAGGCATACGGAGCGATGCTCACGGTCTGATTCATCATCGCCTCAATCACCGAGAGGCCCCCCTACGTGCGCCTGGTCCAGCTTGAAGTCGTCCATCTCGCTATCGACGTGCACGGAGTCCTCGTTGCTCCCCCCGAGCGCGGACGCCGCGGCGATGAGCTGCTCGTATTCGAGTAGGTACGTCGTCTTGCCCGCCTCGCGCGAGTAGGAGTAGTCGCCGATGGACTCGGACTTGAGCCCCGTCGACCCGAGGCGGACCTCGTGCATGTGGCAGATGAGGAGCGCGTGCGCCTGGTCGTACTCCGCACTTGCGAGGCCGGGGTTCTCCCTGTCTAGTCTGACCTTGGCGGCAGCTGCGGCGTAGTTGTACTCGGCTGTCAAGAACTTGGAGCCGGCCGCGTCAGAGACGGCGAACGGCGACATGAGCGCGATGGTGGCGGAGGAGACGGTCAGGACTATCCCCCCAACAGCTTGCCGGCAACATAGACGCCGAAGACGCTCACGATGATCACGATCGCTCCAACGACTATCTTCTCATGGTCCTTGAGCGTCGAGACGCAGTCCGAGACGCGCTCTATCTCCACGTCCTGGTCGTCCATGCGCTTCTCGTGGTCCTTGCATTGCTGGCCGGGACATTTCCAGGCGCTCACCTTATCCTTCACTTCGGTGAGCTCGATCCGCGTGTGCTTCGCCTCTTGGTACATCAAGAGCAAGAGCGTCCGGTCGGACAGAGTGTTGGGGTCGAGCTCGCCCTGCATGAGAAGCCCCGCCTTAGATCTCCTTCAGGATGACCTGCAGCTGTGCGAGGTATCCGTTCAGCATCTCCGTGGTTCCCGCCTCGTCCTCCCAGGTGGCCTTCATCTTGAGAACGATGTCCTCGGCAGCCTTGAGCGCAGCGAGTTTGGTCGGGTCGCCCTTGACCTTCTCCTTGATGACGGCCAGCAGCATGAGCCCCATCGCATAGAGGATGTCACCCTGGTCGCCGGCGATGCCGTACTTGACCAGGATAGCCCTTAGCTTCTTCTCTAGCCACAGTATCCCGGCCACGGCGAACGGCAAGAGAGCCGTTGCGAATGTCAGTATTGCTATGATCGTCGCGTCGTCCATGTTTTACCCCCTTGGTTAAGACGTTTCAGCCCCCGTAAAAGGCCGGGGAGCTGCGCGATCTGAAAGAGCCTTGCCTACGAGATGACGGCGGTCAGCTGATACGCGCCCATGTTGAGAGAGCCCGTGGTCTTCAGGATGGGGGCCTTGGCCTGGCGGAACACGTCCACCTGATAGATGACGCCTCCCGACATGCTGTCCTCCTCCCTGACGATCACAGGCCCGTTGCCGACCGCGACTGCCGGAGCGCCGGAACATCCGACGATGCAGCTCTTCGCGGTGACCTGCTCGTTGATGTAGACCTTCAGCTCCAGTCCGGGGATGGTCGTGATGGCCTTCCCCATCTCGGCGGTGCTGCCGGTGGCGTACTTGCCGGTGTAGTCGTTGCCGACGAACTTGGCCCAGACGGCGGAGGGCATGATGCAGAAATCGGCCTTGTAGGGGCGGATAGCGGCCACGGCCTTGGCGAAGTCCTGCATCGGGTTGTTGGTGACCGTCGACCAGATAGCGGACGTTGCGGCGGTCTGCGGCGAGGTCTGGAGCGCGTTCACGATGCGGGTGTCCAGCATGTTGGCCAGGACCATCGCGGCCCCGGACTTCTGGATAGCCAGCGGGTCGCCTGCGCGGCTCTTGTACTTGGCTTCGTCGGACCGTCCGATCTTGATGCGGTCCTTGTCGAGCGCGAAGTCCACGTTCGTGAAAGTGGTCCCGTCGATGACGGTGTTCTCCCACTCTCCGACGCCGGTCTTGCCGCTGCCGTAGGTGGCGACCGGGATGGTGGCGGTCAGTTCCGGAACGTCGACGTGTACGGCGAGGTTCTGGAGGTTCGAGATCTCGATGGCCTTCTCCAGGACGCCGAGGACGATGTTCTTGGCGTCGAGCGAGCCGGAAATGCCGGATGCCTGGATGATTCCTGCGCCCATCTCACATCACCCCGACGAACATGGTGGCGGTTCCAGACGAGCCGAACGCCTCGAAGGCGAACCCGGCCACTTCTCCGTACACGGTCAGCACGGCGGCACGGACGATGCCAGCGCCTCCCGCTTCCAGGTACTCCCCCTTGGCGATGGCGGCGGCGGAGGCGGTCACTTCGACGCGGCCGTAGAC